ACCAACACCACCAACCCTGGTGGTCAGTTCGATGGCGTCATCCTCGATGTCGAGTACTGGTCCCTGTCGGGAGGCTACACGGCGACGGAGCCCACGGGTCTTTGCGACTTGATGCTGGCGATGAAGAAGGCGCTCAACCTGCCCGTCGGGTGCTGCCCGACGCAGTGGCTCGCTGACCCGAACTCGGCAGCACTCAGCTTCTCGTACAACGGTGGGCCTAACCAGCTCGAGGGCCTCAACCTGATGGACTGCGCTGACTTCCTAGCCGTCCAGACCTACTTCAACACCTCGACGCAGCAGATCAGCCAGTTCCAGAACTGGTTCAACTACGCTTCGGCAACGGGTGAGGCAGACAACATCGGCCTCTGGTGCGTCAGCTTGACCGACAGCGGCTACGGTACCTCGTCCTACTGGACGGGCTCTCCGGGTGCCATTGCCACGATGGAGACGGCTCACACCGCGATCTCGACCCAGTTCACCGCTTCTCCCAATACCAACATGTCGTTCAGGGGCCAGGCCATCGAGCAGTACTCCTCGTACGACCAGATGACCTGAACAACAACGAGCCGGCCCGCCTACTTTGATAGAGGAGGCGGGCGATGCCGTCCTTGGTCTTCACCACATCATCCCACTGGCTGTCAAAGACGGTCCGCTGGATGACGAACAGCGCCACGAGCCACGTGTGCTTGGGCACTGAGATCTTTGGTGAACCCGTGCTCATCCATGCCGCAATCGACGGCGAGACGGGCCACAACGGCGTCCAGATCACACCCCGTGACAAGTGGCTCGATGACAACGAGCTCGTCGCTGAGTACGCCATCATCCCCGAGATCGGGGAGGACAGCATGCGACCGATGATCAGGCTCCTGTGCGAGAAGTACGACAAGCTGGGCCTGGTGGGCTATGTTGCTGTGGTCGTTGCGAAGTGGTTGGGCAAGAAGATCCAGAACCCACTGGCGAGCGCAAAAGCCCTGGTCTGTGCGCGGTATGTGTTGAAGCTGGACCCGACAGGCAGGCTCATTCCAGAGTGGGCTGGGTTGGACGCAGAAAAAACGACGCCCCACGACCTATTGGTACTGTGCCGCTCGGGCGTGAGTTTTTCCAAGGTCTGCGACGTGGGGTACGATTGACGTGGGAATGCCCAACGTCCAGCTGCGCAGCGTCGAGTTCGGCAGGCTCCGGTCGGGTGTGACTGGCGCCAGCGGGGTGAACTACGCCCTGCTCGACGTGAACGGTGTCACCGTCTTTGGCCCGACGACGACCGGGATCTACGAGCTGGCCTCGGGCTCTGGCTGCTACGCCGCCGACATCTCGTTCCCCGACAGCTTCCACGGCAGCGTCCTGTGGGAGTGCCCACCAGTCACCAGCTCGCTGTACAACTTCATCCTGACGAGTTCGTTTGCGACCGAGCAGTACAACGTCGAGGAGAACGACCCGAAGGTGGCTGACACCTGGAACATGGTGAACCACATCACCGGCTCGATCGAGGCGATGTACGACGTCACCTTCGGCAAGTGGCAGATCGTCGGCAACCAGATGCTGTTCTACGCGCCTGACAACACAACGTTGCTGGCGACCTTCAACCTGTTCGACGACACCGGCGCTCCGAACCAGATCAACGTCTTCAAGCGCGAGCTGGTGCCGCCGGTCAACCCGAACCCGCCGTGAGCCAGACCACCCAGAAGATCATCACGCGGGGCATGGGCCCCGCCACCAACGGGGTCTCGGGCGAGTGCAGCATGGTGGTCCAGGGCTACGGTGGAGCTCCGTCTGCCATCATCCAGGTCATCGAACGCCCCTTGCGGCTTCGCCTGGGCCAATCTGGCACCAAGCGCAGGCTGGCTGAGCTCGACGAGGTCATCGTCTGGGCCAAGCTGATCGAGATGAACAGCAAACCACCCCCGAAGACGATCAAGGGCTGGATCCGCGTCCGAATCCAGAAGAACCGTGGGTTCGCCAGTGTCATGGCGGAGAGCGTCAGGGTGGTCCGTGACTACATCAAGGTCACTGTCAGCCGCCTGAAGTGAGATAGTTAGACCCATGGAGCCGATGCTGGAGACGATTGACCTCGACATCGAGGAGGCCAACGAGCTCCTGTTCAAGGTCCGGGTCGAGGGCATCGACCAGGCGCCTGCCAAGGTCAGGCTGGTCATGGAGGAGAGCCCTGAGCTCGCCCACATGTTCGGCGGCAACCCGACCTCAGAGGAGGGCGTGGTGCAGTTCGTGCTGCCCATCCTGAAGGGTCGGTTCAAGGAGGGTCAGTACCTGTCTCGCGTTGAGGTCCTGATCGAGAACCGCTACTTTGCACCTGTCCAGTTCAACATCAACCTCAAGCAGGCCGTCAAGGTCGTTGCTGAGGCGATCCGGGTCCCGGCGAAGAAGGAGCTACCTCGCGTGTCGGTGACTGCGTCAGCACCCGTCGTTGTCAACCGCAAGAGCGTCGCACCCCAGCCTCCTGTACAACCCAAGCCCCTCGTCATCGAGCGATCGACCCCAGTGCCTGTCCAACCGAAACCGGTTGAGCAGAAGCCCGCTGCGAAGCGTCCTTTCGCTCCTAGGATCCCGACTCCCGTCACGAAGCCCAAGTCGGCGACCACATTGAAAGAGCGCTACGCTCAACGAGGCGCTGGCGGCCCTGCAGTCGTGGAGGGAGAGGAGCTCATCAAAGAGCTGGCTCGCTCGTTCGTCCGCGGCGGCAAGTGATCAGCTCTCTTTGGCGGTGATGCTGCCCTGGCCCGCCTGGACCATGAAGGTGCTTAGGGTGCCACTGACCTGCAAGCTGTAGGCGTGTGAGCTCGAGTCGGGTAGGACATCGATCCAGCTGATGATGAACAGCTTGGGTGACTGGACAGACATCATCAGTTGCTGGCTCGGTCCGATCGGTGTTGAGTCGCGGAACAACTGGGCTGAACCCGACTCGGTCATCGTCGGGTTGACGACGAGCATGCCATTGAGTTCAACGACACCATTCTTCAACTTGGTGATGTTGGGAGCGGTGACCTGTGCCGTTGAGACACCAGACTGGGTCCCAGCCAACGCGGTGACATAGTTGGGTGGAGGCAACGATTGCGAGAGCAGGTACAGGCTGCCGTTGGGTGTGACGATGATGCCCGCGGTGCCGCTCAGGTTGCTGATGGTGGGCTGTGAGCCCGAGATCTGCAGCTGACCTGCCGTCGGGGTGACCGAGATGCCACCGATGCCATAGAAGTCGTTGTACAACGGCGCAGAAGACGAGACGATGACAGTTGCACCGGTGATCGACACTGAAGTGCCGCCCTGGCCCTGGATGCTGGTCCACGGGGGTGCGCTTGACGACACAGTGTAGAGGCTGCCGTTGGGCGTGACGACGGTGCCGCCCAGGCCTGACAGGTTGCTGATCTGTGGGAATGAACCCGAGACAGTCAGGTTGCCGCCTGGGCCACCGTCGATGACGCTGACGCCACCCGAACCCGTGATGGTCCGGGCGTTGGGCGCTCGGCCATCGGCGGTTGCAGTCAAGACGAACGCCGCGTCCCGGCCTGCGCCGATGGAGCTGCTGACGGTCATGAAGCCGCCCGCTCCACCGTCGATGAGCGAGGTGCCGCCCGAACCGGTGATGACACGGTAGTTTGGGTCCTCAGCATCGGGCTGTGCCAGGATGAACGAAGCGTAGCGGTCGTCACCCACAGTGCCGCTGATCAGCACTTGGCCGAACGAGTTGGTCAACACCTGGATGCCGCCGACGCCGACGAATGCAGCGGCGTAAGACGCTGAGTAGAGGCTGAGTGGGGTGAAGCTGCCCGTCGGGAGGAAAGTGCTGCCGCTCAGGGTGCCGCTGGAGAACGTGCCTGAGAAGCTGGCACTGACGATGATCTGTGTCAGGCTGCCCGTCAGGCCCAAGGCGGTGATCTGTCCGATGGCTTGGATGTTGTCAACAGCGAACAGGCTGTGACCTGCAAAGCCCAGGTCGGTGGCGACCTTGAAGGAGCCGCTGGTCATCACCAGGGGAGCGCCCTTGCCCGGGCTGTGGTCATGGACGTCGATCTGGCCCAACGACGTGGTCAGCAACGGGCCCCAGCTGTTGCCAGAGCCACCTCCAGGGGTCACTCCAACGATCGGGAGGGACATGCTCATGAATTGAGTGAGCGACATCGCACCATAACTAGGTGGATCCCCCGGGCCATAGTTACCTCTGGACCCCGCTATGCCCAACTTCAACCAGACAGTCGGCCCCACCTCGTTTGGCTTCTTCGACACGGACGGTACATTCCAGGTCGAAGCTGATGCCATGGTCACGTTCGTCAAGCGGATGCTGGGCGACGACGTCCTGAGCGTTGAGCTGACCAAGAAGGAGATCTGGACCTGCCTGGAGCAGGCGACTCTCGAGTACGGCCGCCTGATCCAAGAGCTGAAGATCGTCAGCCAGCTTGCCAACGTCCTAGGCCAGCCCACGGGCACCACGGACCTCACCAACAAGTACCCGCAGCAGAACCTGGACTTCTTGTTCCGCCTGGCCGACGCTTACGCGCAGGCCTCCTACGTGGGTGGCAACTACGACTACACCCTCGGCTTCTTCGAGCTGGTGCCGGGCAAGCAGGACTACGACCTCTACACCGAGCTCCACGCGACGGTCAACTTCGACCCATTGTCCTTCACTGCTACGACGGGATCTCCCGACCTGGGCCTGGTGGTCGACACGCTCCCGACGGGATCGAAGGGCAAGCTCCGCGTCATGGAGGTCTTCCACTTCGAGCCGTTGGCGGCACAGACGTTCCTGCTCAATGCATCGAACATCACCAACTTCTTGGCCACCAACTTCAACTATGAGTCATACGTCAACAGCACCGTGTTCTACGTGCTGCCTGTCTTTGAGGACGTCGTCCGTCGCGGCATGCTGAAGGAGGCGTTTCGGGTGCGCAGGTCGAACTACTCGTACCAGGTCATCGGCAGCAAAGTCCGCATCTTTCCGCAGCCCCAGTCGTACGATAACCTGCAGGCGGGCACGGGCCCCTACGGCCTGGGCAACCTCTACGTCCGCGTCTTCACGCCCCAAAGCGTGTTCGACCCGGCCTACGAGGACGACAGCATCTACGGCATCAGCGGCCCTGAGAACGTGCCCTTCAGCATCCTGCCCTACAGCACCATCACCACGCCCGGCAGGCAGTGGATCAGGCAGTACGCGCTGGCGCTGGCCCGCGAGGTGCTGGGCCTCAACCGCAACAAGTTCAAGGTCATCCCGATCCCGAACGCTGACCTGCAGCTGAATGGCGCCGAGCTCATCGAGCAGGCACGTGCAGACCAGGAGAAGCTGATGACCAACCTCAAGGAGTTCCTGGACAAGCTGACCTACGAGAAGCTGTTGGAGGCACAGGCGAACATCGCCGATGCTATGCAGAAGATGCTACGCTACACCGCCATCCCGGGCGGCAAGGCGATCATTTTCGGATGAGGTGACACATGGGACGCTTGTACCTCACACCCCGAGAGTTCAACTTCATCTCGGACATCACCAAGGAGCTCATCAAGGACGTGGTGGGCCAGAAGATCTACTACTACGCCATCAACGAGAACAAGACGAAGGTGGACCTGGTCTACAACGAGGCCCTGAAGAAGGTCTTTGACGCGCCCATCGCGCTGGATGCGTTGGTGGACACCCACTTCCAAGCTGACACCAAGACCACGGCGTTCGGCGTCGATGCACAGTTCAAGATCGAGGCCTACCTGCAGTGGCGTGACCTGGTCGACAAGGGCATCCAACCCGCCATCGGCGACTTCTTCTCCTTTTCTGATGTCTTCTACGAGGTGACCGAGAAGGTCTTCATGCGCAACATCTACGGCATGCCCGAGCACAAGGACGGCGTCAAGCTGATCGGCATCAAGTCCCGCGAGACGCAGTTCAAGGCGCTCACCATCGGGCCCACCGACATCAGCCGCCCCGAGAAGGACGCAGTGCAGACGACGTTCTACCAGCAGCGAGGCCAGGAGCACAACAAGGAGGGCGTCACCGGCGACATCCGGGACTTGCAGACGCCCGACGTCCTAGACAAGCCAATCACTGGCGCCAAGGAGGTCTCCCAGAAGGGAGGCGAGTTCGAGAGCGACAGTGCGTTCTATGACGAAGACGACCCCGACAACCAGTGAGACACTGACCCATGCCCACACGTTTCAACAGCCAGCAGTACACCCAGGTTCGCGAGGGCGTGCCGCCCCTGCAGTCCGGGTACGGCGCGAAGAGCACGGGCAAGGAGCTGACGATCCCGCCTGTCGGCATCGACGACGTGGACCGCGCGCTGTTCACGTTGTTTGACAAGGAGATCCCGTTCGCAGTCGGTGGTGACGGCACCGACATGCGCAAGGTGCCCGTGCTGATGGCAGCTGGCGAGAAGTGGGCGTTGACCAAGCGGATGCGCGCCATCAAGGACCGAAACGGTGCCCTGATCCTGCCCCTGATCACCATCATCAGGACCAATGTCTTCCAGAGCCCGACCGAGGACATCACGGGCCGCGGCATCAACCAACAGACAGGTGAGATCGTCATCAAACGAAAGCTGGACCACACCGACCGGGACTACCAACGCCTCGTCAACAGGCTGCTGATCCCGCACCAGCAGAACCTGGCCGTGAACCCGGCGCAAGCAGACCCGATGCAGCTGACAACCCTACGTGACGTGGGCGACCTGGCCAACGACCCGACGGTGCAACAGGGCGGCCTGTTGGTCCCGGACAGGACGAACAACGTCTGGGAGACGATCACGGTGCCCGCGCCCCAGTTCTTCACTGCCCAGTACGACATCACGTTCTGGACGCAGTACACCAAGCACATGAATCAGATCCTGGAGCTGGCGATCGCTTCGTACCTGCCCCAGGGCAATTGCTGGCGGTTGAACACCCCGAAGGGCTACTGGTTCCTGGCCCATGTCGACGGGGGACAGATGAACTCTGACACAAACGCTGACGATTATTCGCAGGTCGAGCGCATCGTCAAGTACAAGTTCGTCATCAAGGTCCCGGGCTACATCCTTGCGACGGGCGTCCCGGGCGCGCCCGTTCCTTTGAAGCGCTACGTGTCGAACCCGACGATCGAGTTCACGACGGGCGCGACCGATCTCCTGGAGGCTGACAGCGGCACGCCCACCGTCGATGACCCGTACCTGGGCGCCGATGACCCGACCCTGCCTTTGGGCAGCGACACTGACCAGCAGCCCAACTGGGCGGCCCGTCGGAGAGATCAGAGGAACACGCGCGGGACGCGCCTGTATCCGAACGAGGACGTGGGGTCCAACCCTGACGACCCGGCGGTGCAGCGTCTGCCCCGTGGCAAGCAGCCAGGGCAGTACAAGAAGGTGACGGGCATCGACAGCAAGGGGCGGACGGTGACACGCCTGTTCCGTGTCAGGAACGTCAACAAGTTCACTGGCGAAACAGTGCTTTCCCCGGCTGATGCCACGCTCGGGGGCCTGACCATCCTGACCGTCGAGGACTGACCGTAACTGGTCTTTCACCCGGGCGGGTGGTACTTATCCTAGCGATTCACGACGCGCTAGAGGAGCACGGTAATGCCGCAGACGCTGCAGACCTTTCAGTCCCCAAACTTCTATGACCGGGAGATCGACCTTTCGGCCCCCGCACCGCAGGGGCCTGTTGGTGTGCCCGCGGGAGTCATCGGGACGTCCAACCGCGGCCCGGCCTTCGTGCCGATCACCGTCGGCAACTTCGACCAGTTCAACGCTGTCTTCGGCACCCTGGACCCCAACCGCTTCGGTCCCTACGCGGCCTTCTACTTCCTGGCCAACAGGTCGGCACTGACCTTCCTGCGCATGCTGGGAGCAGGTGCCAACGCCACGGGCACTGACATCCAGCGCACGCTGGACACGGGTCGCACCGTCAACGCGGGCTTCCACCTGAATGGCAACGTCACCCAGGGTGTCCCGACCCCCTCAAGCAGGATCGTCAACGGCACGGTCCAGTTCCTGGTTGCTCAGCACACAGTGCAGCCTGATGAGGCTTTCGGTGCAGCTATCTTCACTGACAACGACAGCTTCTCGGGCGGTGTGGCCCACCTGGTCCGCGGCATGGTGCTCATGCCGAACACGGCCCGGATGATCATCGCTGACGGCCTGGCTGACACCTGGAAGCCCGGACACATCGACACCCTGGCAGACTTCGGTGTTGCCCAAGGCTCGACCCCCTACGTCAAGCTGATCATCAGCTCTTCGCTCGGTTCCGCCTTCTACAACGATGACGGCAACGCAGGCTGCCACATCCTGACGGCGTCACTCAACCCGGACGACAAGAACTACGTTGGAAAGCTGCTGAACAGCAACCCCGACAACTTCCTCTCGGCACAGCACCTGTACTACGCTGACTTCGCCGTCGACGATGAAATCGCATCTGTCGAGGCGGGCAACGTCGTCGGCGTGGTGTCGGGCTCGACCAACCACAGCCTCGTCAACCCGGACCTGTCCTACACGGGCGCTCCCTACAACGACGACACTTCGTACCGGGCTTCATTCGGTGCCTTCGACGCGCGGTACCAGACCCCGTCAACGACGGCATTCATCAGCCAGCCCTTCGGCAAGGTCGAATACGACCTGTTCCGCATCGAGGCGCTGGACGATGGCCAGTACGCCAACAACCTCTACAAGATCAGCATCGTCAACCTGCAGGCGTCGACGACGCAGAACTACCTGTACGGCACCTTCTCGCTGCAGGTCCGCAGCTGGGACGACACCGACATCAACCCGAACGTCCTGGAGCAGTTCAACAACCTGAGCCTGGACCCGACGGCTGCGAACTTCATCGGTGCCGTCATCGGCGATCGCAAGGTCTTCTACAACTTCGACTCGACGCTGAACGCCGAGAAGCGTGTCGTCGCATCGGGCAAGTACCCGAACCAGTCGGCCTACATCCGCGTGCTGCCGACTGACCAGGTCTACAGCCAGGTCGTCCCGGCGACGGCACTGCCTTTCGGCTTCCGCGGCGCCAGCCTGCTGAAGACCAACGACAGCCTGAAGGACGCCACGGTGACCCCGAACGTCGTCCGCCTGTCGGGTGCTCTGACCGGCTCGGGCCCGCAGACGGCGCTCTCTGGCGCCATCCTGCCCCCGGTGCCCTTCCGCACCAAGGTGACCAAGGGCAACCGCCCGTCACCTGCAGTGTGGTTCGGTGAGCCGGGTGCAAGCGAGCTCGCATACCCGCCGCTGTACTGGGGCGTGCAGTTCGAGCGCCTGGACATCCCGCTCAACCCGAACATCGAGACGCTGCCGAACCAGCTGCTCAGTGCCTACACCCAGTTCTTGGGCGCACCGAGCATCGACACCTTCGTCACCGGCGCTGGTGCAGACCAGTTCAACGATGACAAGTTCACGCTGGCCAAGGTGGCCTTCCTGACGGACCTCAACACCTTCCTGGTGCAGGGACTCACCTCGTCGGTCGACACGACGATGAAGGAGTCGGCCTACATCCGCAACGCTCAGCTGGACGGCTCTTCGTACACCTACGCTGACCCAACCCTGCTGATGAACCGCATGACCTTCGCCACGCTGCTGGCCAAGGGCACCCCACAGCAGTTCAACCGCTTCGCGACCTACCTGAAGTTCACCACCTTCCTGGCTGGCGGCTGGGACGGCCTGAACTTCCTGGACCCGGACGCTCGGCGCATGAACGACAAGTCCACGTCGTTCGATGACAACCTGTTGGGCGACACTGGCGGCGCCTTCCCGGGCTTCATCCCGCCTGGCTTCGCCACCAACGAGAACGGCACGGGCCAGAGCAACTCGAACGTGGCCTCCTACGTCGCCGCCATCAACATCATGACGGACCCGATGCAGGTGAACCACAACATCCTCTGCATCCCGGGCATCCGCGAGCCCTTCCTGACCGATTACGCCGGCCAGAGCGTCCGCACCTACGGCCTGGCCTTCTACGTCATGGACCTCGAGAGCTACGACGAGAACCAGAACCGCTTGTTCGACAACGACACGGTTCGCCCCGACGTTGATCAGTCGGCCGTCGGCCTCAACACCCGGGCCATCGACAACAACTACATCGGCACCTACTTCCCCGACGTCTTCATCCAGGACACCGTCAACAACCGGCGCGTCAAGGTCCCATCATCGATCGCGGCAATGGGCGCCCTCAGCTTCAACGACAAGATCGGCTACCCCTGGTTCGCCCCCGCGGGCTTCAACCGGGCAGCGCTGGACTTCGTCACCAATGTGGCTGTCCGCCTCAACTCGGCAGACCGCGACACGCTGTACACCAGCCGCATCAACCCGATCGCAACGTTCCCCCGCCAGGGCTTCGTCATCTTCGGACAGAAGACCCTGCAGGCCGCGTCCTCGGCGTTGGACCGCGTCAACGTCCGCCGCCTGTTGCTGGAGATCAAGCGCATCATCAGCAACATCGCCCTGACCCTGGAGTTCGAGCAGAACACGCCCGATACCCAGAACAAGTTCACGGCGCAGGCAGCCCTGCAGCTGAGCCTGATTCAGACCCAGGCGGGCATCGAGGCCTTCCAGGTCATCTGCAACTCGACGAACAACACGCAGACGGATGTCGACCAGTACAAGATGAACGGCCGCATCGTCGTGGTCCCGACCCGAGTGGTCGAGTTCATTGCGATCGACTTCATCATCACGAACAGCGGTGTCCAGTTCGTGTGAGCCAAAACTGGGCCCCGTACCTAGGGGCCTAGCGCAGATCCTGGGCGGTTTCCTTTCGATGGCGCATGTGCGCATCGACCCGATACTTACAGCGCAGAGGCAATAGGAGATGGCACAGCTCAAGTTCGGCGCACCCGGAGTCACCGCCACCGAGATCGATCAGTCGCAGCCCCTGGCAGCGCAGCCGGTCGGTACTCCCGCGGGCGTCATCGGTGTGTCGGTCAAGGGACCGGCGTTCGTCCCCATCACGATGGCAGTCGTCAATGACTTCTACCTGAAGTTCGGCGTCACTGACGGCAAGAAGTTCGGTCCCCTGGCGGTCACGGAGTGGCTGCGCAACGCGCAGGCCCTCACCTACCTCAGGGTCCTCGGTGTCGGGCAAGGCCAGGCACGGCAAAGTCTCGCAGGACAGCCCCAGGGCCCCAACGGTGCCACGGGTGGCGTCACTGGCGCAGGTTGGACAGTCGGCGAGCAGGAGCCCGATCCGAGCAACTTCGGCGAGCTGAGCCCGAACCCGTACGCCAACACCGATGGTCCGCCTGGCCGTGCTTACTTCCTGGGTTGCTTCATGTCGGAGTCAGCCGGCTCCACGATCTTCTCGTCAGCAGGCATCCAGGGTTCTTCGACTTCTGGGTCATGCGTCCCCATCGTCCGTGGCCTCATCATGGCGGCGTCTGGCGTCGTTCTGACGTTGTCGTCGTCGGTTGCTGGTGTCAGCAGCCTCGCACCCTCATCGCTGGCAGTCGGCAATGACAGCAACGGTGCCAGCGTCGGCGATCTGACACTGTTCGCGGGTTCGATCGCCAAGCAGGACTTCGTCCTGTTCCTGAACGGTCTCCAGGGCACCAACCCGTTGTTCCCGAACGTCATCACTGCATCGTTCGACCTGACGTCACCCAACTACATCGCCAACGTCCTGAACACGGACCCGGACAACTTGCAGCAAGCGGGTCACTACCTGTACCTGCACTACGACATCCACCCGGCGACAGCAGCTCCGACGGGTTCTGGCCTCATCAACAGCGGTGAGGGCGCAGGCGCTTCAACGGCACACAACCCCGGCTCAGAGCTCGCGGCATTCATCCTGACCAGCTCACTGGCCCGTGATGTGGGTAGCGTGACGGTCCCCGACTACGAGGACTTCCGTGATCGCTTTGAGCACGCAAAGAGCCCTTGGGTCGTCAGCCAACCCTTCGGTGGCAAGGTCCACAACCTATTCCGAGTCCACGCTCTGGACGACGGCACCGGGGTGTCGACGATGTACAAGCTGTCGATCGAGAACCCGTCGCTGTCGACGGACCCGTCGAACCAGTACGGCACCTTCGACCTGGTCGTCCGCCAGTGGGGCGACAACGACGGCGCGCCCGTCTACCTCGAGCAGTTCCGCGGCCTCAGCCTGAACCCAGGCGACACGCAGTACATTGCCCAGGTGATCGGTGATGCCAACAACTTCTTCGACTTCGACCGCGGCCCTACCGCTCAGAAGCTGGTCGTCGATGGCAACTACCCGAACGCCTCCAACTACATCCGCATTGAAGTGGATCCCAGCGTTGATGCTGGGGAACTGGATCCGACGGCGCTCCCAGTCGGCCTTCGCGGCGTCCACCACCTGGTGACGGCGGGCGGCTGCCTGGCGCAGCCCGTTGACTTCGAACAGGGCAGCGGTTCGTACAGCTCGGGCTCGTACAGCTCCGGCTCGATCATCTCTGGAACCTTCGTTCCCACAGGCTCCTTCATCCCGTCCGGCATCTTCACCTCGGGCACTGGCAGCGTCCAGTGGGCATCCCAGGTTGTCGAGCCCCCGCTGCCACTGCGCCAGAACGTAACGCAAGGCACTGGTGCCAAGCTGCAGGTCAACCCGCTGCTGTACTGGGGCGTGCAGTTCGAGCACGTCACTGCGCTCGCAACGCCCAACCTGAGCACCCTGCCTAACCAGTCGCTGCAGGCTTTCGCTGACTTCCTGCCCGAGTTCCGCACCGATGTGCAGGACGTCCGGGTGGGTGACAACAACGGCGCACCGCCCGTGAACGGCGCGATCATCGACGCAGACAGGTTCAACTACAACCTGTTCAGCCTGATGAACGTCCAGGTCGTCACCAACTCGACCGGCATCGCCGACCCGACCAACTGGCAGTACGCCAGCTACGTCCGCAACGGCAACATCCCGGTGCAGCAGCCCAACCCGAGCATCGGCAACGGCACCTATGGCACCCGTGCCCTGGAGCCGAGCGACTTCGTCCAGGCCAACAGGCGCTTCCTGAAGTGGAGCTTCCTGGTCCAGGGCGGCTTCGACGGTACCAACCTGTTCGACGCAGACGAGCGGCAGATCACCAACACCGCCGTCGAGGACGACATGAACGCGTCCAACCGTGGCTTCAACCTGGGTTCCAGCGTGTCGGCCTACAACACCGCCCTGGGCATCATGAGTGACGTCACGGCAGTCGACATCGAGCTGCTGGCTGTCCCTGGCATCAGGCACCCCGTCGTCACCGACGCGGCCCTGTCGGCCTGTGAGCAGCGCTTCGACTGCATGTCCCTGATGGACCTCGAGCAGTTCGACAACAACGACGAGCTCGTGGTCGAGGACTCGCAGATGCCGAGCGTCACCTACACTGTCCAGAACTTCCTGGAGCGGTCGGTGAACTCGAGCTTCGGCGCCGCCTACTTCCCCGACGTCGTGATGACCGACCCCAATGCGGGCAACAACCTGTACGTTCCCCCGTCGGTCGTCGTCCTGGGCGCCCTCGCCCTCAACGATGCAGTCGGGCACCCCTGGTTCGCTCCCGCAGGCTTCACCCGCGGCGCCCTCCAGACGACCCTGGAAGCACGCGTCAAGCTGTCCAAGGCGAACATGGACACCCTGTACGACGCCAACATCAACCCGCTGGTCGCCTTCCCGGGCAACGCATCGGGTGGCACCAACCCGAAGGGTGGTGTCGTGGTGTGGGGCCAGAAGACGCTGCAGCAGGCTGCAAGCGCCCTCGACCGTGTCAACGTCCGCCGCCTCCTGATCGAGATCCGTCGCCAGGTCAGGGACATCGCCAACACCATCCTGTTCGAGCAGAACAGGGACGCCACGTTGGCAGCCTTCTCGGCTGCGGTGACGCCGGTGCTGCAGAAGATCCAGGCCCAGGCCGGTCTCGAGCGGTTCAAGGTGGTCATCGACTCGAGCACCACGACGCAGCTCGACATCCAGAACAACACCATCCGCGGCAAGATCTTCGTCCAGCCCACCAAGTCGCTCGAGTACGTCTCCCTCGACTTCGTGGTGACGAACAACATCTCGCAGCAGGTCTGATCCGGGGTGACCCATGAAGGTGTCAAAGAAGCAGCTCCGCAACATCGTCCGTGAGGCCGTCCGGCGCAAGCTGGAGATGGGTCCCGCGGACGAGGGGCAGCTGACGTACGATCCCGTCCAGATCGACGGGCCCTACGTGACGATGGAGCAGCTCCAGCAGCTCATCGACGAGGAGATGGAGGAAGCGCTCCAGGAGCGTGAGACCCTCAACGAGGACCTGTTCGACTATACCGGCAAGAACACCGAGAAGAAGGTGGGCGGCGGTGGCGCGCAGAAGTGGCAGAAGGTCGGTGCCAACGTCAACATGCTGAAGAAGTCCATCGAGAACCTCGAGAACGCGATGCGTGATGACGACGAGCACGCCGTCGCCAAGATGCTCGAGCGTGTCAAGCAGTTCACCAAAGCTGCAGAGCAGTCTCTGTACGGGATGAACTGATGCAGGTCCGTGTCGGCGACCTCAGGCAGCTGGTCCGCGAAGAGCACGAGTACGCTGAAGCTCTCCAGGAGATCTTCGGCAAGAAGCAGGACTTCGGTGGCCTGCTCGACCAGATCCTCATGGATCTGCAGAACACCAACAAGAAGGTGGAGCAAGCCCACCAACTAGCTCCCCAGGGCCCTGCAAAAGCGGTGGTGGCAGGCATCCACAGCGACCTATTCAACAAAGCCGCTGAGATCCGCAAGTACGTCGAGCAGCTGAAGAGCATGGCCAGAGGTGGCCAGCCCCAGAAGAGGGCAGCTGGCGCACCAGCCTGATAGTTACGATCGAACCCGGTGACAGGAGAGAAACATGGCTGAGACACTCGACGTAACGTCAATGCTGCCCAACAAGTTTGAGCCCAAGCGGAAGAACCGCTGGGTGCTCATGATCGAGGGCATCGATGCGTACATCATGAAGACGACTGCGCGACCCACGGTGACCACCGAGGAGGTCGAGGTCCCCTTCATCAACTTCCGTCGGTACCTTGCCGGTCTGACGAAGTTCAACACCCTCGCGGTGACCCTCTACGACCCCATCGCTCCCTCGGGCGCGCAGCAGGTCATGGAGTGGATCCGCCTGACCCTGGAGACAGTGTCGGGCCGTGCTGGCTACGCCGACTTCTACAAGCGTGACATCCAGCTCAAGCTCCTGGACCCCGTCGGCACTGTCGTCGAGCTCTGGGACGTCAAGGGCGCCTGGATCACCGAAGCGAACTTCGGCGAGCTCACCTACGAAGACGGCACCCTGGCTGAGATCAGCCTGACGCTGCGCTTCGACAACGCCGTCCTGCAGTTCTGATCGAGAGGCCGCAATCCTGCGGTCACAGGCGTCGTCGGTTCTCCTGTCACCGGCAGACGACGATGGTCCTGTCAATCCCCGCTCCACGCGGGGATTGTCGTCTCTGGCTCGTGAGGGGTAGTTATAGACCATGGAACTGACGCTGCGAGAGCTCAAGGATCTCCTTCGCGAGGCCATCGGCGACAGGAGTCACCCCGATGACAAGACGCACATGATCTGTTGGGTGCTGGCGCAAGCGGGCCAGCCCATGTCCCGTCCAGAGGTGATGCAGAAGGTCCATGCCCTCGAGGACAAAGACCCCACGGCTTTCAAGCCGGGTTCCAACAAGGACTATTGGGCTCCGTCGCCGGTGATGAGGAGCGACTGGGTGATCGGTCCCAACGGTGAGATGGTGCAAGACGCCGAAGGGCACTTTCAACGCACGCCTGAGGCGATGGTGCCCAACACGGGCATCAACGCTCGTTACAGCGTCATGCGACGCGGGTACGTCAAGGTCGCGGGCAAGAAGGGCAATCAGCTGCTCTATGCATTGACCCCCGAGGGAGAGAAACTCGCGGAAGAAGCCGACGAGTGGATCAAGTCCCGCCCCGACCTCTTCGGCCATCTCACGGGCGCCTGACGCCCATGTGGAACTCGACTTCGAACCTAAGTATCAGCGGCGCAATCACCCGCGCCGGAAGGGTGGTCGGGCAGATGGCATCGTGGCTTCGAGAAGGCAAACAGCCCCCACAGGCCGTCCTCGAAATAATCGAGGGCTACATGCATAGGGTTGCCTGCCCCACGTACTTGGGGGCCGTCTCGCTGTACATCGGGTGGTCCCTTGCACGGACCGAAGAGATGATGCAGGTCATGCAGGACCGTGGCATCGTGATGCTGATGTCGGGCAGCGAGCTGCGTGACCACGGGCTCCGGGTCGATGCCAACATCTGGCGGCTCGTCGAGAAGCCCACGCCTGCAAAAGCTCGCTGGTGAAGTGTAGGATGTGACCATGAAGCTCCCGTTTTCACAGCTCGAGGCGATCCTCGATCACCTCACTGACGAACTGAAGCAGGGCAGCCTCAACATGGAACGTTACGTCGAGGAGTGGGACGACATCATGCGTTTCACCGGGTGGAGCTGGGATGAGTTCCTCGCCGAGATCGACAAGCGGTGGACGCCGCAGCAAAAAGCCAAGGTGTCGCTGTTCCAAGCCTGAAAACGGCCCGGGATCCTGAGATCCTTACATTTACGCTCTGGGTGGCAGGGGATACAGTCTGATCACACAGGAGCACCATGTCTGAAGAACGCGCAGAGCGCAACCAGGTCTTTACGGCCAAGCCCGAGGGGAGCCTCACCCAGCCGGGCGTCCAGGGCGTCACCGCCGCAGAGAAGTACAAGGCCGATTTCGGGATCGATGTCCCGGTCGAGACCGTCCCACTGCCCAGCGGAGGTAAGGTGTACCCGTCCCAGTCGCCTCTCCATGGCGTCGAGACCGTGGAGATCAGGTCGATGACTGCCCGTGAGGAGGACATCCTGACGAGCCGGGCGCTCCTGAAGAAGGGGACCGTCATCAGCGAGCTGATCAGGTCGTGCTTGGTCAACAAGTCCATCGATCCGACCGAGCTTCTGATGGGTGACCGCAACGCCCTGATGGTCGCCATCCGCATCACCGGCTACGGCGCCGATTACGACGCTGAGATGCAGTGCACCGAGTGCGACACCAAGGCAGCACGCAACTTCAACCTCGGTGAGCTGCCGATCAGGCGCCTCGCGATCGACCCGGTCGGCCCTGGGCTGAACCTGTTCGAGTTCGCGCTGCCCCTGAGCAAGAAGGTCGTCAGGTTCAAGTTCCTGACGGGCCGCGACGAGGAGCAGATCCTCACGATGCAGGAGAAGCAGAAGAAGCTGGCGCTGTCCCAGACCGAGACGGGCGTCACGACGAACCTGCTGTACAGCATCCAGGCTGTCGATGGCTCCGAGGACCGCGCGAAGATCGCCAGCTTCGTTCGCATGATGCCAGCTCGCGACTCGCTCGCCCTGCGCAACTACATCCGGGACAACGAGCCCGGGATCATCATGCGCCAAGAGGTAGCGTGCCCCTCGTGTGGCCACGAAGAGGAGGTCTCGATGCCGATCGGGGTCTCGTTTCTTTGGCCTGCAGCCAGCCGATAAGGAACAGCTGATCTGGGAGCCCTGTTTCCTGCTGACCTACTACGGTGGGCTCACGGGAGCTGAGGCTTACAACCTGCCTGTTCCCATCAAGCGCTGGTGGATCGAAAGGATCGTTCGGGAGCTCAACAAGAAGGGCCCGAACGGCGAAGAAGGCTCGGGAGCGTCCCGTGCGCTGCACCATAACACGCCCGATGTCCGTGCAATGCAGAACCGTACACGAGCTCACGTACCGAGCCGCCTCAAGCGGTTCACGTGATGCCTATTTAGGGCCATGAGCGACATTGACACCAGGGTACCGATCAACGAGCTGAAACTGAACCTGCTCGGGAAGATCTTCTTCGTCGCTGCGGCGGCTTGGTTGGTCGGCCGAGCCGTCAACATGAAGATCCGTGGCAGCCCGCAGGAGGTGCAGGCTGTGGCCAACGCCATGATGGCCTCGAGGCGGTTCCAGGACGAACTGAACCACCCTGGGGCCACAGTCGAGAGCGTGATGCAGAAACTGAACCTGAAACACGCTAGCGCAAGGGAGTTTGAGCGGATCTTGGGCGTCCCCTGGCCCCTGTGACCTACTTTTCTGCAGGTGGGTGACGCGTGCCGTCAAAAGACGATCTCTCAGAGCAGCTGAACCTGACGACCAAGTTGGCCGCGCAGGTCGAGCGCATGGCCGCGGCTGCCGAGAAGCTGGAACAGACGTACACCCAGCAGGTCGCCACTCTGACGCAGGTTGCGCAAGCGTTGGGCACTCTAAATGTCCAGGGCTCGGTCCAGCAGATCCAGACGCTGAACCAGTCGCTGCAGCAGATGCAGCAGAAGATGAAGGACACCAGCAAAGCTGGTGAGAACGCCTTCAAGACGTTGGGCCAGAAGGTCCTTGAGTCGGGCAAGAAGTTCGCCCAATCAGCGAAGTCGATCTCGGTCGGAACAGCGGCACTGACGGGCTTCTGGCAGGGCGTCAAGAACACAGTGTCCCTGACCAAGGCAGTGGGCAGCTTCTTCTCGTCGTTCATCGGCGGTGTCGCATCCTTGACAGTGTCGATCCTATCGATCCCGTTGAAGATCTTCGAGGGCCTGGTCGACATGGCCGCCCAGGGTGCGGGCGGCAGCAACGAGCTGATGCAGGCCTTGGAGAACCTGCGCAAGGAGTTCGGCGCTTTCTACGGTCCAACCAACAAGGCCATCATTGACACCAGCAAGTCATTGAAGGGCTTCAGCGACACGGGCCTCAGTGCTTGGCGTGTCTTCGGCAACATGGCCCAACGCCTGGAGTACATCCAGAAGCTGGCCAGCGACATGGGCCGCTCGTTCCTGCTGCTGCGCCAGGAGATGGAAGACAACGGCGGCGCCATCCTCGCGTACCAGAAGGGCCTCGGTCTGTCGGGCGAATCGATGAAGGCTGTCACCCTGCGTGCCAACGCGATGGGTACGACCGCAGGCGACGTTTTGAAGGAGATGACGCAGTACTCGATCTCGATGGGCAACGCTCTCAAGATCGATGCCAAGGTCATGTCCCGTGACATGGGTGAGGCGATGAAGGACATCGCCCACTTCGGCAACACCAACATCAAGGTGATGGCCGAGTCGACAGCCTACATGCACAAGTTCGGTCTTGAGGTCAAGGACACCACAGGCATCCTCGACACCTTTATGAACTTCGAAGACGCGACTGCCGCAGCTGCCAAGATGCAGCAGGCCTTCGGCGCCAACATCGATGTCATGAAGGTGATGAAGAAGTCGGCAGAAGGCGACGTCGGCGGTGCGATGGAGGAGCTACGCAAGGCCTTCAAGGACGCAGGCGTCGACGGCGCCAAACTGGACAACATCCAGAAGAAGATCATCCGTGACGCGACCCACATGACGGACGAGCAGATCCAGAACGCCCTGGCAATGAAGAACCAGGGCAAGTCGCTCAAGGACGTCCAGATGGCGGGCGACCGGGCTCAGAAGAAGACCCTGTCCCAAGCCGAGGCCATGGGCAAGCTGTCAGACGCCATCGAACGTATGGTCATGGCGGGCGGCGGCATGCACGGCGGCTTCTGGGACCAGTTCGTCGCGGGCATCAAGAACGGCATCATGGGCAGCAAGGACTTCGTCGGCATCATGTTCAAGATCCGAGCCGCGTTGCGGCAGGTCTACATGATCGGCGTCCAGCTGGGCCGTGCCCTGGTCGAGATCGTGCCCGGCCTGAAGGACATCGGCAAGGGGCTCAACCAGTTCTTTGACCCGACCCACTTCACCAAGCTGTTCAAGGGCATCAGCGAGGCAGTCCAGCGGTTCTTCGGTTCAGACCCTCGGTTCAAGTCGTACAAGGGCAACGTGCCCGAGATGTTCAGGAGCCTGCAGAAGGTCATCAAAGACTTCTTCTTCAAAGAGGGCCCACACGCCCGACAGATCCTTGAGGGGTTCAAGAAGTTCTTCATGATGATGTCGCACATCGCGGCTGAGGCGATCAAGATCCTTTTCAAGACGCTGGCCGAGTCGATGCACGACGTTGCCTCGATGATCCGTGGTGAGTCGCCCGTTCCAGGCATGGGCGGGGCGCGCGGCGCGATCGCTGGCGGGCTCGGTTTCCTGAAAGACATGCTGACGCCCATCATTGAGGCGTTGAAAGAAGCTTGGACGGTCTTCTTGCCCGCGTTGAAGGACCTGGCGGGCACCCTGTGGGAGAAGTTCGTCGACTTCATGAAGAAGCCCGAGGTGATGAGCAAGGTGAAGATGCTCCTTGCTGGCGTGGCAGGCTTGCTTTTCGGCCCGGCATTCACCCGCGCGGCCATCGGCGCTCTGACCGCGGCATTGGGCAAGGCAGCGGGTACGTTGCTCGAAGCGGGCCTCAAGAAGGCGTTCCCCAAGCTGTTTGCCAAGGTCACTGAGGCCGCAGCAAACACAAAGGGGATGGAGAGCGCTACAGGTCAGTTGGGCACCGTCAAGGGCGTTGTCAAGGCCGAGAACGAGGTGATGGCGGAGGACAAGAAGGGCAACTGGGGCGCTCAGGACGCTATCAAGCTCGGCCTCAAGCTGATCGCCATCGCCACGGCGATCGCCGTGGGTGGCGTTGAGATGGCCGCTGCCATCGTCGCAATGAAGGCCATCATGGGTGACCTGACGGTCACCGACGTCCTCCCACAGATCCTGGTGTTGGGCGCCTTGGTCGTCGCCGCGGTGCCCCTGATGCTGGCCTTGAAGCTGGCGTCCCAGGTCGGCAAGCCTTCAGAGATCATCAAGGGCGGCCTGGCCATCGCCCTGGGCGTCGGCATCGTCGCTGTCACCGCGGGTGTCATCGCAGGCCTGTTGGGTCTCATCACCACACCTGCAATGTTGGACGCTGTCGGCACCATGATGCTGAAGATGTCGCTGGTCTTCCTGGCGATGGTCCCCCTGATCGTTGCAGCCATGGCCATCGGTGCTCTGGCTTCGGGCCCGCAAGCGATCCTGTTGGGAGCAGCCGCGGTGGGTCTGGAAGTCATCGGCGTCGCTGTCGCTGAGATGGCAGCCGTCGCGATGGGCATCGTCCAAGAGCTGAACAAGATGACGATCGACGCTACGTTCCAGCGCAAGATCGACGCCTTCTTGGGCGTCATGAAGGCGATCCAATCCTTCACTGACGCGTTGGTCAAGGTCATCGAGTTGATGCAACCTACGTTGGTCGGCTTCCTGACGGGCACCGAAGAGAAGTTCACCGACAAGATCAACGCAGCACAGGGTGCGATCAAGACAATGATCGGCGAGTCTGGCAGGCCTGGCGGCATCGTCGGCATGGTCGAGACCGTCATGAAGCAGATCGGCAAGATCAAGAGCGGCGGTCCTCACATGGCCGAGTCGGCGCAGATCTTCGGGACCGTCATGACTGCCATGGCTGACGTCATGAAGGCGATGACGCCGCCTGACGCTTTCTTCGAGGCTGGCACTGGGTTGCTGAACAAGCTGGCGAACCCGACTGTCGAGTTCGCTGACCTGACGTTCCACGTCGGCAAGTATGCCGAGGCGATGCGGACCCAGATGATGAAGATGATCGAGGGCGAAGGCGGGAAGGGCGGCGTCCTGGGTCTGCTAAAGGACCTGTCGGGCATCAAGATCCCGGACCCGAGCAAGGCCAAGATCGTTGCTGACATGCTCACCAGCATCGCCAGCGTCACCAAGGCCATCACTCCTGATCCCGAAACGTTGAAGACGATCTCCGACAGCGGCGGCAAGATGTCGGTCCTGTGGGGCGTGTTCTCGAAGGACGACACCAAGAAGGGTGCATCACCCGACGACATTGCTAAGCTCATCGGGGCAAAAGCCGCTGGCATCAAGACGTTGATCGACGCCATCACCACGGGACCCATGAAGGCGGTCCTTGACCAAGCGTCGGGCCTGAAGGGTGACCAGCTGAAGGGCATCGACCTCATCGGCGTGATCATGAAGTCGACGACCGACTTCATCGCTGCTGTCTCGTCTGCAAACAAGGGCAACACCGGGACAGTGACCATCGACAAAGAGAAGACGACGATGGTCATGGAACAGGTGCCCGACCTGACCACGGTCATCACACAGATGGGCACCGTCCTGCCTGACTTCATGAAGCAGGTCGAGGCGATGGTGTCGGCGGTCCCGGTCGACAAGGACTTCACGGCACACCTGGAGAAGGCCCAGAAGCTGATGGACTTCATCGGCGGTGTCCCAAAGCTGGCCGACAGTCTCCAGAACCTGTCAGCCAACGCGCCCGCTAGCGGCGCAGCCAACACCAATCCATTGCTGGCGGCTGTCGCTTCGGTGTCAGATTTCTTCAAGGGCCTCGTCGGTGCGTCGTCTGACAACCCGGTCTCGACGATGATGAACTCAGTCCAGCTCATCTCGGCCATGTTGACGGGTGGCAAGGGCACGCCTGACCCGGAGAAAACGTTCACCAACCTGAGCAAGCTCTTTGGCTCGGTCGATGAGACCGCGAAGAACTTCTCGATGATGAGCGACAGCCTGACGGCTGCGTCGGCGAAGATGAAGGGTGGGGCTATCAAGCCTGCGATCGATGCCGTGAATGACATGATCGACAATGCCAAGAAGCTCAACGCAGCGCTGGCTGACGGAGACTTGAATAAGATCAACGTCAAGGCGAACCTGCAGAAGGTCGCCTCAGCGGTGGGCCTCGGTGGCAAGGCCAACTACTCGATCGAGAACAAGGGCGTCACCATCAATGTCAGCTTCAACGTAACGATGAGGACGGACGACGTGGAGAAGGCGATCATCACCAATGCGAAGTCGGTCATCGCAGATCGTTTGGCATTCGCGACCGACCGTAGCCCGGGCAAGAAAGCCCAGACGCCACTGGCTGCCCAGATCGCAGCTCCATTCAGCGAGACCGTTCCTGAGAAGTGACGATGTCTGAGAAGATCGACTTCATCAAGCGCCTGAGGGAGCACCCGAAGTACCGGGAAGCCTTGGGCCGTGCCCGGAACGCTGCGGAGCGGAAGGCCATCTCTAACATCATTGAGGGGATGGTCGGCGACTTCGCCACCGTTTTGGGGCCCGCCATCGACATGGCGCAGACTGATCCAGAGTTCGGAGCGAAGCTTACGAGGGCTCTCAAAGAGCGCAACGACGTAGTTAGCAAGCAGAGCCCGACCACAGTCTCTGGTTCGATCTGAGTCCCATGGCCAAGCCTATTGTCAACCCCGGAGCCCCCACGACGATCCAACCGGTCCCGTCGGCTGGGACCCCTCCGCCCGATGCAGGCAAGGGCCTCAACACGGGTGACAACGGTTTCCCGATCAACGACAAGGACCTGACCGGGAAACCCGGCCCGCAGCAGTACACCTACGACACGGGCGCGAACGGCCAGGGCGGTTCACAAGGAAACTACGAGCAGGGTGTCGATGTCAGCGCAGCGTACCAGAACACTGACGGCACGCCCAAGGACCTGAAGCCCGCAACGTTGATGACGTTGTCGAAGTACCTCAGCAAGGTAACGCTGGGCCAACAGGGCGCGTCTACCCACCCGAACGTCTACCCCGTGGGCGATGTCCCGGTCCAGTCGTCGATCTCCGAGAAGGGCTACCCGGCAGCGCTTGAGATCCAGCCCGTCAACCCCAACAACTTTGCGGGCACCGCAGAGTCGCAGATCGACTACCCGACCCAACAGTACCCCGCGATCTCGACACAGATCAAGAAGGGACTGTCGACGGCAAACGCTGTCGACGGTAATAACCTGCTCCCGGGCGTCACGGGCACCTCAACATCAGTCGCCAGCAACCCTGGTAACCTGACGGGCGATGCGCCCAAGGTGGTGCAGACCTCGATCCCGGGCAGGACAGACACCAGCGCCAAGATCGTCGGCCCATATACGTCAGCAGTGCTGGCCAACAACCGTTTCACTGACGCGTCATCAGCGTTCGTCCCGCAGGGCACAAACCCAAGCGACCCTGGACCTGGCTTTGACCCGTCACTGACTCAACAGAGCAAACTGGGCGAGTGGGACCCGGGAGCGCCCACCGTCAGCGTGGGGCGGTTGGCCACCATCGGCACCCTGCTCGGGCTCCGGGCCACGACGACCCTGGGCGCCACGTCGGCGGGCGCTGACCCGAACTCTGGCGGCGAGCAGGCGGCAGCATTGCTGCCGGGCCTAGCACAACTCGGTGCGGCGACGATCGACCAGCATGTGTTGCAGGCCGCTGACATCCTGACGAGCCTGACCAATGACGAGGTACCGTCGAGCAACATCCTCAGCATCGGTACCCAATCATGGGGCCAGCTCAACGACGCCAACGACCCGTACTCGGGCATCGATGCCCTGGGCATGTTGACGCTGTCGATCGCGCTGGCGGCTGCAGTCGAACTCATTATCGACGGCCTGAGCATCATCATGGGCTTCATCACCCCGCAGCTGGCCGTCCCGCAGGTCGATGCATTCGGCCGCGCTGCGATTGGCCAGTACTGGGCCAGTGGCAAGCAGCAGCCCCCGTCAGGCCCGCTAGGGGCGATCACCGCGCTGGCATCGCTCAACTTCGCAGCGTTGCTGGGCATCAACCCGACGAACTTCCCGTTGTCATCCGCGGTGTCATCGGGTCTCGCCGCATTCTTCGGCCTGCCACAGCCCAGCCCGGGAGGCATCAGCATCAGCATCGGTCTACCTGGCGGGTCGTCTTCGAACGCCGACAGCCCAGGCTACCTGGTCGTCGTCGCCCGCAGCATCATCAGGGGCTTCATCATCATCGGGCAATCGCTGTCCAAGATCGGTGGCAACCCGATGAACGTCATCAACGCCATCTTGTCGATGATTGAGACCATCCGCAATAGCAAGGTGGTCGCAGCCATCAACGTCTTCGCCAAGCTGGGCGACCAGCTCCTGATCTTCCCTGCAGAGTTCCAGGACACCACGGCCACGGGCTTCGGCAACAAGTACTCGGAGATGGACTCGATCCCGGACAGCATGTCGAACGCGATGAGCCAGAACAGGCTCAACGGCTCGCTGAAGCTGGCTTGGGCATCGAACAGGTCGCGCGCCAACCTGCTGATCCCGAACTCGATCCTGAGTGCGATGACCAGCATCAACAACATGGGCCAGTTCAACGTCGCTGACATCGGCGTCCAGAACGACCCGCACTCGTTGATCCAGCCGACGGTGACGAACACCGACAGCGCAGGCCGCATCGACTCGGTGACGGCCCAGATGTTCGAGCAGACCCTGGATGCTGAGTACGTGCCCTTCTATTTCCACGACCTGCGTACCAACGAGATGGTGGCTTTCCACGCCTTCCTGTCGTCGTTGTCGGAGGACTTCAACGCGGCCTACGAGAAGGTCGACGGCTTCGGTCGTGTCGAGCCCGTCAGGATCTACAAGTCGACCGAGCGGCGCATCAACATGTCGTTCTTCATCGCCGCGACGTCGGTCAATGACTTCGATGAGATGTGGGTCAAGATCAACAAGCTGGTCACCCTGATGTACCCGCAGTACACCCAGGGCGTGCAACAGAGCGACCAGTCGGGCAAGTACGTCTTCACCCAACCCTTCAGCCAGCTCATCGGAGCTTCACCAATGATCAGGCTTCGCTTGGGCAACCTGCTGCACACCAACTACTCGCAGTTCAACCTGGCCCGATTGTTCGGCTTGGGCAACAGCAACATGAGCGTCAACGGCCAGACGTTCACCGACGCTGGCAACTTTGACCAGAGCACGCTGGCCAAGCTGCCTCCCCTGATCCTCAAGGCCCTGGCCAACCCGAACAGCGAGGAGTACTTCGTCGCTCCAGGCAGCTACAACTTCGCTCCGCCGAGCTCTGGAGGCGGATTGAGCCTTCCCACGCCGCCCATCCCGGGCGTCGGCTCGAGCTCACAGGGCCCGAAGTTCGCCCCCATGTTCAAGCCGCAGCTCGCAGCGATCCATAACTTGTTCACGGTGCAAGCCAAGTCCCTGAACCCGACGGCAACCCCGACGTGGGGCAACTCGCCCCCGCCCGACCCGGGCATGCTAGTCTGCCAGGTGCAGGTCAACACTGACCCCGACTTCCAGCTCGCTTTCTCACAGGCGATCGGTCCGGCGACGTCGGCTTTCAGCAACACCAACAACATCGTCCGCCAGGTCATCGGCGGCACCTACCTGATCCCCAGCAAGGCATTGACCCCGACCAACACCCAAAAGGCGAAGTTCCTGGCCCAGATCGCCCCCGCGAGCTCGGCTACGAGCTTTGCCCAGGAGCTGACAACGTTCCTGTCGCCGACGGGCACCTCACCCAACGCTGTGGCAAAGTCGTTCAGCGACACGGGCGGCAACGGCCTGGCGGGCTTCATCGAGTCGATGGCGTTCGACTGGTATGACAAGGTGACCTGGGAACTGGGCACGAACCGCGTGGCACCCAAGCTGTGCAAGGTCACCCTGACCTTCTCCCCGATCCACGACATCAGCCCGGGCATCGACCACCTCGGCTTCAACCGCGCGCCCGTCTACCCGGTCGGCCCGATGGCCCAGCTGCCCACGTCCAACTCCTGAGAGACTGACCAATGCCCTTCACCCGTTACGCTAGGACGCCCATCTTGAACTACGGAGGCCTGTACGGGACGGGTCGCGCGCGGGAAGCGATCCAGAGCGCGATCAAGAAGGGCACCCTCCAGACGCGGCAGCTCGTCCTCCGCGGCCGTGAACGGCTGGACACCATGGCAGGCGTCATCTACGGCGACGCGCGGTACTGGTGGATCTTGGCCGCAGCTTCAAACATCGGCTGGGGCCTGCAGGTCCCGCCGGGCACTGTCCTCAACATCCCGGCGCTCAAAGACGTCGCAGCGATCGTGGGGTGACGTATGCCTGATTTCTCCACAGTCGACAGCATCTTCACTGGGTTCACCCCATCCGATATGTTGGGCGGCGTCATGCCCAACCTGGGCATGTCTCCGAACCTGGCCCAGGGCGCACAGCCCAGCGCTTTCAACATCCTGCTGGACATCCTGCAGAACACCGGGCGTGGCGTCTATACCGCGTCGGACATCATCGCGCAGTTCCAGTCGCTGACGTCAGCTGCTGGCCTGGGAAGCATCGACTTGTCCAAGTACATCGACTTCTACAGCACGGCGGGA